AACCTCGTCAAAACTTTGCTCTCGATTTTGATTGACCAGCAGCCTTTTTATATATGCGGTCTCGACTGCGCCTATAACGGAGTAATCAGAATCGGAGAGTTTCCAAAAGCAAATATCCAGATAACGGTCAAAGCCGGATGGCTGTGTGGGAGCATCTACAGGAAAACCGATCTCTGTGAGTGTCCGACAAACGACATCGTCAAGAGGTTTTCCTTTAATGCACTTATATGTAAGGTTTTGGAACTCTGTCATTTGCGAACCCTCCTTTCTCAGTCATTAAGAAAAGCATCGAATGCTTCGATCTCATCGATCCAAGCAAGTTCATCAGCTTTAATCGAGTTTTTCTCGTTAAGATCATCTATAAATTGCAGCTTCGGGTTTACAGCCAACAGCCGTTTCTTGATTTTTCGTTGCTCACGTTTTGTCGTAGGAACCTTTTTCTTTCGTCCGAAGAATCCCCTGACAATCTTGTACTTTATATTGACTGGAGGAAATTCTGGCTCTTTTTTCTTCCCAAACATTATTAGTCCTCCCAATCTACGCCTTATGACCGCCGATCTGGGCATTGCGATCCATAGCTGTGGCGCCTTCCTGTAGATTCATACCTTTGAGCACAGCGTTCTTCCCAAACTTCTTCTTGATGGTCAGCATCGCCTGCTGCATCTTTCTCTCACGTTCCAGCTCGACACGTTCCTGCTCCTGCTTTGCCTCAAGAGCAGCATAATCGGTGAAAAGATCCAACTGCTCGTACCCATCGTTTTTCTTCGGCACTTCAGTTTCAGGAACAACATGATTCGCTACGATGTTGAGCCTTCTTATGAGAAGACTTTGATCGACGATCCGATCAAACAGATCGGAAGCAGCACACAATATTTTCTTAGTCGATGATGTGTGACCGTCAAGATTGCTCGTTCCGTGAGCATGCTTCGGGATCTGTCGACCGTAATGATCCTTGACTACATCGCCGTGGTAATGTTTTCTCCGCTCGGGGTCAGTAAGATTTTCTATATCATAGCCAACAGTGACTACGATCTGGTCGGTAACCAATCCTTTATCCACCAAGTCCAACACCAGAAGGTCTGCCATTTCCCGAAGGACAAGCTTCGCTTTGTCTGCTTCATAGGGACAATGCAGTACCTGTCCAGAACCCAGGCTGTTGGAGCCAGGCTTGTAGGCTTTCACATCGGCAATGGTGCAGGGCTCCCATCCCCAGGCGTGATCGATCAGAAGCTCTGCGTTTTTGCCAAAGAGTTTGTATAACAAGTCTTCATTTTCATGGGAACATCTTGCAACATCCCCCATAGTGAACATCCCATGCTCTTCCAGTTTCTTGGCGTAGCCTTTACCTACTCGCCAAAAGTCAGTAAGAGGCTGATGGGACCATAAGGTCTTGCGATAGGTTATCTCATCCAGTTCGGCAATGCGCACACCGTTTTCGTCGGCCGGGATGTGCTTTGCTACAATGTCCATTGCCACCTTACAGAGAAATAGATTGGTGCCAATACCGGCCGTCGCCGTTATGCCAGTGGTCTTAAGCACATCCAAAATGATCGTCATGGCAAGATCATGAGGCGACAGATCATATGTATTCAAATAATCGGTGACGTCCATAAAGACTTCATCGATGGAATAAACAATGATATCCTCCGGCGCAATGTACTTCAGGTACACCTCGTAGATGCGAGTGCTGTATTCCATGTAGTAGGCCATGCGAGGAGGCGCGATAATAAAGTCGATCTCCAGATTGGGATCACGCTGCAGCTCAGAGAAAAAGCAGGACGAACCCTCCAGCTTGCGCCCAGGGGCATCGTGTCTGCGCCCGTTGTTGGCTTCCTTCACTCGCTGCTTTACTTCGAAAAGACGCCCACGGCCGGAGATTCCATAACTCTTTAGAGAAGGTGTAACGGCCAGGCAAATGGTTTTGTCGGTTCTGCTCTCATCGGCCACAACAAGGTTGGTATCCATAGGATCCAAGCCACGCTCCCGGCATTCCACCGACGCATAGAAGCTTTTCAAGTCGATTGCGATATAGGTTTTCTGCTTCATGCTCCGGTGGCCTCCTTTCCTTCATCCATGCAGCTGTGATTTGATGGAAACACATACGCTACTTTGTTTTTGCAAACGTGTATGCCTCATCGAGCCAATTCTTTAGTTCATCATCGAATTCCGCATAGGATTCGATCAAAATTTGATGTGTCCAGCGATTGGGATAGGGTTCTGTAGCGTACCGAACCCTATCCGATTCTTTGTGGTAGGAAAGTCCGATTGAAAAAAGCAAATATCGTTTAGGCCAGCCTTTTACACTTCTCCAAGGTAATGAGATCGTGGCGAAAACAAATTTATTTCTCAATGAAATTGAAGTTTTACCTACCTTAATAGAGACGTCCTCATACCGATCTGTAAGCCAGGTCATAACATTCTCGTAAATTGGCAGCATATCGGGAAAACTATTGAAGAAAAGCAGTTCATCTGTGGTTAAACTATACATTTTCAGTTCCTCCGCCGGTCTAATCAGTTACTCGCATTGCTTGTCTTTTATTTCAGGAAATTATTTCGATGCTTCATACTGCACAGGACACACCCTATTCCGGCAGATGTTAATCAGTGTATCCTCTACGCTTTTGTTTGGCAGAAAGCAATTCTACTTAACTCTCAGGCGGTACATCTTTCAGGAAGTTTGAATGTGGTACATACGGAAGGTTCAAACTCCATCCCATGCGATTCATCTCATTGAGCTTAACCAACAGCAGGTTGATGTTTGTGTTCATCATGCGAGCGATCTGTACCACATCATATCCCTGACGCATATAACCGATAAGATCATCGTCATCTATGATCACATGAGCAGCGAAGGCATTTGCCTCGTACTCATGTTTTGTACGCATATCAAAAAGAACGAACTCAGGGAGAGAGTCATTTGCCTTAGCAAGCTCACGATGAAAGGCATCATGGCCGATCTCATGACCACATACCATCTGCATCACCATATCCTCCATGTTGGCATTCAACAGGATATGTCTCTCCTTATGACGGTAGGTATACATTCCCAGAAGCTCGTCAAATTCATTTATGTAATGGACGTAGATGCCCAAATCACGGGCAATCCTCAAGGTGTCCCTTGTTCCGCAGTTTCTAACAACACTCTTGGCCTTGTTGTAGATTTCCTCGGCGCCAATGATCATGGGACTTTCACCCCCTTTATGCTACAAGCACCCAAATATATTCTAACAAACGACATGTACTAAAAAACGGACTATGTTAGGCGTTAGACTCTTTGTCGGACGTCTTATACTTTTTGGGCGTGTATTTCTCGACGTTGCGAGCCTTGGATTCCCAATAGATATCCTGCAATGCCTTCATAACGGCATCCTTGTCCTGTTCAGACAGAGTACCACCCGCAAACAAACCAGCCATCCCATCTATAATGTCCTGGGCCTGCTGAAAGCCACGTGATCCATATTGCTCTGCCGCCTTAACGACAAATTCCTCATCTTCGGTCATCAGGTAGTTGACATCTACCTCGAAGTAGTCAGCAATCTTTTTATAAGATTCCTTGTACCGAGGAAAGGACAAACCATTTTCATACCGAGTGATCATACGGCGATTTAGCTTCAAATCATCGGCAACTTCCTGCTGTGTTAATCCTCGTTTCTCTCGTTCTGCTTTGAATTTCTCTCCGAAAGTCATTTTGTGGATCACTCCTATTCACAAAATTTTGTGATACTGAACTACTCAAATCTATTGACAAGAGCACTTGAACTGCTTATAATACAAATGAGCAATTCAACTACTCATATTCTATCTTGAATTGCTCATGCTGTCAAGAGAATTTAAAATAAGCTTTACTACGTGAGTAGTTTGAGAAAGGAGAGTTGCAGCAATGACTGTGCAGCGACGCAAGCAATACGTTCGTGTTGCTATAGAAGTAGATGAGGAAGGGGCACTTCATCCTCTCTTCATCCGATGGAAGGACGGGGCGATCTACCAGATCGAGCAGGTCTTGTACAAATGCCGAGCCTCCTCCAAAAAGGTCGGAGGCGGCGGGATCCGGTACACAGTCCTGATCCGAGGAAAAGAGTCCTTTCTCTTTCAGGAAGGAAGCAAATGGTTTGTTGAAGCAAAGGTGGGCTGAAAGAAGCAGCTCATCGCAGACGTTTAGTTCAGCAGGAAGGAGTTATAATTGCCACGACTATCAAGAAATGACATAGAGCGAATATCCGAAAGAGTATACGCTGCATACCGGAAGCTTCCGGAGATTGTGAACCAGAAGATCCTTCGAATCTCACCGGAACTCATGCTCAAACTTGTCGGACTAAAGATTGAGCACTGTCGCCTCTCCGTATCCGGAAATATAGCAGGAGTGACATGCTCGTCCGGAAATCTTGTTCGTATCTATGACTGCGAAGATGAACAGATATATTTCTGCCTTGATGGAAACACCATCCTGGTAGATAAAGAGCTCCGTGATGATGAGTCCCAGAGAGGACGATATAATTTCACCGTCATGCATGAGCTCAGCCACCAAGTCCTGGACAAGCTTTTCCCAGGAGAATATAAGGACGTAGCATACCGAGTTCATCACGACTGCCAACTCGAATGGAAAAATCCCATTACCGACTGGTCTGAATGGCAAGCCAATACGCTGGCATCGGCTCTGCTGATGCCAAAGGATCTCATCCACCAGGGCATGTACTACTGTGGGCTGGAAGGACGGATCCAAATCTTGAACCGAAAATACCGCGCCAAAGAATATGCCGGTTTTTCCAATCTTGCAGACTTCCTTGGCGTTTCCAAGACAGCTCTGGCAATCAGGATGAAGTATCTTGGGTTGATCGGAGAAGACCATCTGAGATATCCTGATGTGTTGCTGGAGGTCGTAAAGGATAAGGAGGATGACTTCGTTGGAAGATAAAGACAACCTCAAAATAATGGTTAAATGCCCGAAATGTGATTGGCGGATCCTTGATAAGATCACGCCGACATCGGGACGAATATCAATCAAATGTCCGAACTGCCGCAGGGTGGTAAGCATAGATCTATCGTTTCGGGTGGTGCTGCATTACCGCATCGTAGATCCTTCGATAGACTGTAACGAACATGTAGGCTAAGTTATAAAGGATAGCAACAACTGAATAGGAACCTGCGCTGTACCGAGCCACGGGTCCTTGAGCGTTAGCTCATGAGTCACCAAATTGCCGGACGCCGGGAATGAAGGCTTTTAAGCCTTTGTTCTCTGCGCCCGGTTTTTATTTTGGTTGCTGCTCCGGATAAGGAGTAAGCAATGGTACAGAGGGTTAATCTCCCATATATCTCGCAGGCAGCATCTGAACATCGCTGCCGTTCGCCTCCCGCTTCTGTCAATTCGCCCAAAACGAAATGACAGAAAACGGAGGAAATAACCTTGTATAAAAAATTCTATGTAAAAAGAAACCCCAACGCACATAAAGACGCTATCGAGTGGATCGAGATGACCGGACGTGAGTTTTATAAATTTATCAAGTCCCCTGAGAACAAGGGACGTTACTTCATTGATTTTGAAGATTACATGATGGAAAGCTCCAAGAGCGACTATGTCAAATGGCGCAAGGAGAAGGACCACGCAGATTATCTGCGTGAGCAGGAGGAAGGTTGGACAACCATCTCGCTCTACAGCACGGATATCACCGAATCGGCAAACGGTGAGGATGTGATAGCTGATGAAGAAATCAATGTGCAGTCCCAGGTCCTTAACAAGCTCGAACAGGAAAGCCTTCGCATGGCGCTTGGGCAGCTCGACGATGACAGTTACCAGCTGATGTACGATCTCTATCTCTCTGAAAACCCGAAAACTCAGCATGAGGTAGCCGCTGAGAAAGGCGTTTATCAAAATGCTATTTGGTGCCGCGCAAATAAAATCAAAAAAAATTTGAAATTTTAATTGGTCAAACGCCAAAAAAGTTCCCAATAGAAAGTGAGAGGAAAAATAGTCCTCCTCTTGTTCTTTGAAAAACACCGCACCCAGGCGGTCATATCCGGCGACTGAATAACTTCAGCGAATAAGCCTTGGAAAAGGAAAAGCGATGCGGAGGATGCGCCATGACCCACCTGTACAGCTATGCTGTATAAATGACGGCCAATAAGGTGGTGAGCGCCACCATCCATCCAAAAGCAGCACTGGCAAGCTGTCTCGCGATGACCTTATTCGCCTACAATGGTACCTCTGCCCAGCCACAGACTCACGCAATGGGGGCAGCTCGGAGAGAACCTCGGAGGGGTGAAATTCCCAGAGTGCGGCGCCCGCCGCAGTTCAGTATGACCGCCCGATGCCTGGGGAAGTAGTGTCGAATACAGGCAATTCAGATAAATTGACAGAAGCGGCGGGGGTCGCATTGCGTAAGTGAATCTTATGAATTTTTCAAACATCGCAGCGGCCCCCGTCCTACATACCTGAACAGGAGGAATTGTTCAGATGAAAACATTTAACAGAAAGATTCGTCGTGGGGACATCTATTATGCGGACCTTAGTCCGATCGTTGGCTCGGAGCAAGGCGGCATCCGTCCCGTGCTCGTCATCCAAAATGATGTTGGGAACAAATACAGCCCAACGGTGATCGTTGCTCCTATCACGACACGTAAAAACAAACCGCGCTTGCCCACCCATGTGTGGATCGGCAACCTTCCCCATGTCTGGGAGGATTCCATAGTACTGACAGAACAGGTCAGAACGATAGACAAAGCGCGTCTACAAAAGCATGTCACAAGACTCAACAAAAAGAAGATGAATCGGATCGACCGAGCGTTGAAGATAAGCTTTGGCATCAAAAGCCAATGAGCAGACTTACGCTCGCTTCCAAGTCCGTAGAGGAGGAATACCAATGACGATGAATGAGAAAGCAAGAACTGACTATTTTAAGGAAACCGCAATTGTCCTCGCGCGAGAGGGCTTTGAAGTTGAGCAGATGGAAGCCAGTCATCTGAGAATCCATATGTATGGCGAGCCTCTCTGCGAAGTTAACGGTATCGGCAGCATCACATATAGAAGTGAGTATGTTGCCTCTCCGGAACGGGAAGCAGCCAAGGACAAGGTGTTTGAAGCTGTCAGCAGAACCGCCGAATATATGCGCCTGATGGAGCAGGCACTTTTTCTGGAGATCGAGGGCTTGGAAGATAGATACAAGCTTTTGGCAGAATTCAATGATACCGTCCTTGCAGGCATGAACAGTAAGTTCGGTGTCGTTTTTGCCACTTGGGACAGAACGGATAGTGGCGATGGCCTCTCCCATGGGCACTACTTTATGGAGAATTACGAAGGCGCAAAAAAGGATTTTGCCGTTCGTTCCCACCTGATTCCCAAAGACCTGCTATTCACAAACGACCAAATGATAGAGATCTATCGGTGCTGTGAAGATACGCTGAATGCAGGATATGAGCTGACCTATGAGCAGGACAGCAACATCAGAGGGGTTCAGGATCAGATCATGCGCAGTATGCCAGATATCCTGGATCAGATCCGTGAGCAGGATCTAAAAGCAGAGGAATCTCGCATGGGAGAGCAAACAATGTGAAGGAAACACCTGGTCTTCGCTCTGGAAAGGAGGCATCCATTTATGGATCAGACGCAAGCAAATATTGATTTCTGTGGAATCAAGAACCTGCTGGCTCTTCTTGAAAAGAATGGCTTTAGCGAAAATGAACTGAAAAAGATATCCGCAAGGATCCTCTCTCGGCTCGGTGCAGATATCATCATGAATGAACGAAAAAAGCTGCCTGACCTTGCTTTATGACAGCATTTTCAGGAGCTTATTTGTTAGATATTTCTTTGTAATTTCAATAGCTATTAAGGAAAGGTTGTGGTATCCTTTGTTGCTGATAAGGAGGTGAACGGCATGGGAAACGCAAAAACCCAAGGCAGCTCGGCTCTGAAAGAACGGCGAGTTATCAAGATAGAAGCCACCATGGAACAGAAAGCCAAAAAGCTTCGAGTTGCCGCCTATGCCCGTGTCAGCTCGGATTCGAGTGACCAGCTCAACTCCTTTATGGCACAGACCGACTACTATGCCACCCTCATATCCTCACATGAGGATTGGGCGATGGCGGATATCTATGCCGATGAAGGGATCTCAGGCACATCTGCCCTGAAGCGCCCCGAATTCCAGCGGCTTATCTCTGACTGTAAAAAAGGTCGTATCGACCGCATCCTCGTTAAATCCATCTCCCGATTCGCCCGTAACACTAAAGACTGCCTTGAAACCATCCGAGCACTCAAGTCCATCGGAGTCAGTGTTTACTTCGAGGAGCAGAACATCGATACTGCCGAGATGAGTGGAGAATTGCTGACAGCCGTCTTCGCCGGTATCGCACAGAAAGAAAGCGAAAGCATCTCCGGCAATATGCGGTGGAGCTATAAGCATCGGATGCAGACCGGCACATACCTGCCTTCTTCTACAGCGTATGGATATGTCATCAGGGACATGAAAACCGTGATTGATGAAACAAAGGCAGAAGTGGTTCGCCAGATCTTCAGCGATTACCTCAACGGCATGAACATGTATGAAATCGCCGATAAGCTCAACAGAGCGCAGATCCCCTACAAATACAACACGAAGAATAAAAAATGGAAACACACAACAATCGCATATATCCTCTCCAATGAAAAATACATTGGAGATTCTCTATGGCAGAAAAGCTACACCACCCAAACATTGCCCGCTAAGCAGATGAAAAATAAGGGCGAATGCGAACAGTATTATGCAACAGGAACACATCCACCCATCATTGACAGGCAAACCTTTCAGGCGGCGCAGGAGCTAAGAGCAAGACGCAGCCAAAGAGTCGATAACACCCGTATCGATACTACGTTCAATCAAATCATATACTGCGAGCATTGTGGAAGCTTATTTCGCAAAAAGCTTACGCACGGTGTGAAGTTCTGGATCTGCCGCAATCATGCACAATCAAAAGATGCATGTCCAGTCTCACAAATACTTGAAAGCGAACTGCATCAGGCATTTCTGCGTACATACCACAAACTGAAAATCCACGGCGATCAGATACTGCAACAGATGCTCTCGGATCTTCAGTCCGTTCGGGAACGCAGAATGCTCTGGAGCGTAGATGTAATAGAACTGAATAAGCGAATCTCGGAACTAACGGATCAGGATCACACATTGGCCGAAATGAAGAAGCTCGGCTTTGTGGATCCTGATATTTTTATCTCCCAGAGTAACGAGATCGCGCGTCAGATCGCAGCCGCCAAACAGGAAAAAGAGCGACTTGTAGGTCTGAACAACGACGACTCTGTTCCGAAGACAAGGGAGCTCATAGAACTGCTTGATGAGATGCCGGAATTCATTGCCAACTTCGATGATGAGATATTCGGCAGCCTTGTTAGCAAGATCATAGTAGAAAACAACGAACGCATACGGTTCGTTCTTAAAAATGGATTGGAAATTCCGGAACAGATAGAAAGGGCGATGAGGTAATGGCGGTCAATAGAAAGCTACCGTTCGGATACTACATCCAAATGGGAAAAATGGAAGTTCATGAAGGAGAGGCCGATCTTGTACGGATGATTTATAGAAAGTACGGCAAAGGCACATCCCTCCTGCAGCTTACAAACGAACTTAACTGTCAGCCTATCTCATACAGCGAGTCCTCTGCCCCTTGGAATAAAAACATGGTGGCACGAATTCTTAAAAACAGGAAATACCTTGGTGATAAAAGCACCCCTTCGATCATCACTTCAGAGGAATGGCAGAAGGCATGCCGCGAAAAAACGGAGGTCAAAGATGAGCCGGAGAAAGAAAAGGATGATAAAATCATCCGGCAGCTTGCCAAGTGCATCAAGTGCGGCAGCAAGCCTGAGCTGGTGACAGCCCGTCCTCCAGGGACAAAACGGTGGCGCTGCACGAAGTGCGGCGAACTCACCATCAAGGCAAACAAGTCTGTGACGGTTGAGAACCTCAAAAATATTATCGCCATGCTCAGTGAACAGCCACAGCTCATACAAATCGTAGAAAGCCCAAGAGTTTCGGAAAGGATCCACCTAAACAACCAGGAAAAAGAATTTACCACCGCAATCAGCAATACGGCCTTTGATGAGGAGAATGCTCGCAAGCTGGCATTCACTCTCGCGTCTGCAAGGTTCGATGCTCTGGGCTCTGAAGACTACGAAACGGAAAGGATCAGGAGAGAAGTTGCTGGAACAAGCCCATCTGAAACCCTTGACTACTCTCTGGTCAAGTCCATCGCCTCAGAGATCCTCATCCATCCAGATGGCACTGTCAGCCTCAAGCTGAAGAATAATCAAATCATGAAAGGAGATGATGTTCATGCGTGAAAAAGCCGCCAATGTAATCCTGATTCCTGCAAAGCCGGAAGCTGGCAACAGCAGAGGAACACAACGACAGCTTAGAGTCGCAGCGTATTGCCGTGTATCCACAGATGACGAGGAACAGCTCACCAGCTACGAAGCACAGCAGACCCATTACACCGATAAGATCATGAGCAACCCGTCCTGGACGATGGCAGGCATCTTCGCTGACGAAGGCATCACCGGCACCTCTGCTGCCAAGCGACCGGAATTCCTCAAAATGATCCGAAAGTGTCGTCAGCAGAAAATCGATATGATATTGGTCAAGTCGATATCCCGATTCGCCCGAAATACTGTCGATTGCCTAAACTACATACGAGCTCTAAAAGAACTCGGAATCGCTGTCGTGTTCGAAAAAGAAAACATCAATACAATGGAATCGGACAGCGAGATGCTCATCACCATGATGGGTGCCTTCGCCCAGGCAGAAAGTGAATCCATGTCTGCAAACGTCAGACTCGGAAAACGATATGCACTGAGCCGAGGGGATGTAAAAGTCCAATGCAAATATCTCTATGCATATGAGGAAGATGAAAACAAGCAGCCCCGGATCATACCGGAGCAGGCCGAAATATACCGGATGATATGTGAACGCTTCCTTGCAGGCGACAGTCTCCGGCTGATAAAGGAGAAACTTGAAGCAGAAGGCCATACAGCACCCAATGGCGGGAAAGAGTGGTCTGTTGCCAGCATCCGCAATCTTCTAAAGAACGAGAAATACTGCGGTGACGTCCTTGCGCAGAAATACTTCATAAGTGATTGCATCAGCAAAAAATTGGTGAAGAACACAGGACAGCTCCCCATGTATCTGATCCAAAACAATCATGAGGGGATCATCAGCAGGGACACCTATAACGCAATACAAGCAGAGTTCGCCCGGAGAAATGCAGGAAAGACTCCCAATAAGAAATCCACGGTGACCGGTCGATCCTGCTATAGCGCAAAGTATGCCCTGACTGAGCGATTGGTCTGCGGTGAATGCGGTACCCTCTATCGTCGATGCGTCTGGCATAAGAAAGGAAAAAGATGGCCGGTATGGCGCTGTGCCAGCCGAGTCGACTACGGAGCTAAATACTGCAAAGACTCCCCAACCTTATATGAAAAGCCCTTACAGAGAGCCGTGCTCAGAGCAATCAATTCGGTCATGAGCCAAAAGGAAGTGCTCATCGATCATATCGCAGATGCTATGCGAATGGAGCTTCTGGCACTCCCCGGTGGGACAATGAGCATCTCGGATATCGACCGGCGCCTCGCAGCTCTGGAAAAGGAATTCCAGGACATCTTCCAGAAGTCAAGGACAGAGGACGGTGGATACATGAAATACGCCGATACCTTCAAAGAGATCAATGACGAAGCAGCCAGACTCAAAGAAAAAAGAAGCGCCTTGCTTGTACAACAGCAGGACGATTCCGCAGCAAACAGAAAAATAGCCGATGCTATCCATATCCTTAACGGCGGCAGTTCCGAAATAACCGAATGGGACGAAAGCATGATTCGACAGATCGTTGACACGGTCAAGGTCATTGGAGAAGATAAGATCCTCGTCTGCCTCCGAGGTGGCATGGAGATTGAAGAAATACTGGATAAGGAGCGTGAATAGGATGGTGTTCATAACAGGAGATACTCATGGGAACTTCCAACGCTTTGCTACAGAGCATTTCCCTGAGCAGAAGAAGATGTCCCGAAAAGATTATGTGATCATATGCGGTGACTTCGGAGGACTCTGGGATGGTTCCTCAAAAGAGAACTACTGGCTCGACTGGCTGAATGACAAGCCTTTTACAACGCTGTTCGTCTGTGGCAATCATGAGAATTTCGATATGCTCGGCGCTCTGCCGGAAGCGGAATGGCACGGCGGCAAAGTACATCAGGTGCGGGATCATGTCCTGCATCTTATGCGTGGGCAGCTCTACGAGATAGATGGATACCAGTTCTTCACGATGGGCGGAGCACAAAGCCATGATATCGAAGATGGCATCCTCGATCCGGATGACCCAAACTTCCGAGTCGAATACCGAAGAAAAGCGAAAGCAAATCTGCGCTTCCGTGTTCGGGGTCGGTCATGGTGGCCGGAGGAAATGCCATCCGATGAAGAATACCTTACAGCAATGGCAACTCTCGATAAGCACAACTGGGAGGTGGATTATGTGATCACCCACTGCGCGCCTTCCGGACTTCTGCCAATGCTGGGCAGGCATTACCAGACGGACCGACTCACGGACTTCTTCGATATGGTCAGCAAGAAACTGGAGTTTCATTACTGGCTGTTCGGGCACTACCATGATAACCGAAACATCGGTCAGAACTATGTTCTGCTATGGGAACAGATCGTGCAGGTCATCTGACACAGGTTAGGAGGTTTGCCCCATAATGTAGGGCAAACCTCCTATACCATATTCACGAACTGGTTTGCCCTACATTTTAGGGCAAACCTTTATCTCGACATTATTCAAACGCTTCGAGGTCCATATCAGAGGGCTCCATCAAGTTTTCCTGTTCTTCATCTACCTCTTCGAAATCGTCTTCATCATAGTTATCATCTTCATCATACAATCCGGTATCCGCAGAGGAGTTGTACTGATAAATGTCTTCATCAAGCATGTCATCAACATCTTCCGACAGTCCGGCGAAGTCTTTGGCATAAAGCTTGTTCATTGGCAGACGGTTTGCCGGGCTCTTCTTTTTGCCGTTGTATTCGATCACCATGGCTTCAGCATATCCCATGGATCCACTGCGTCGTTCCTTGGCTGTTCGTGACAATTGTTTGATGGAGAGGACTCCGAGTCTCTCTTTGAAAATCTCATCATTCAGTGATTCGCCATACACAACGACGAGCTTTGCAATTGCCTTCAGGATATTAGCGGACATGGAATTGAGATCTCCTTCCCAGGCACCAACACAAAGCCGCAGCGTATGACTCAATACATGGTACCCATATTTTCTGAAGATCTCCTCCAATGTGGAAACAGCACAGATGATACCATGCCCCTTCTTGGTTCCGATTGTTAATCCATATGATTCAACCAGAGCTCGGATAACGAGCTGCTCGTCATTACCCGCCTCGATATTTGCAACGAAGATCTCATACGGATTGAGGCGCCGAACATACTTCATCTGATTTGCAAAGATGTCTGCCTCGTGCTTATAACACAACTCATCATAGATCATGCACCAAACCGGAGTATCACGCGACCCCGATACCAGCGCAACGATCTCAATGGTATGCTGTCCGTTAAAGACATAGTTGATGCCATCACGTCTGCTGACCTTCACAGGATTGATTTGGTACAGATCGAAGTTCTGCGCAGCCAATGCAATATGCGCCCGAGAAAGGCGTCGCTGATAATCCTGATTAGAAACGAGGTTTTTAATTGGAATCTGCTCAAAATGCACGTTAGGGACAAATTTACTGAAGTTATCCATTTAATCCTCCCTGATCATCGAAAGCATCTCCATGATTTGACTGCTCAGTTCCATTAATGCTTCCTCCAGTTTCTTTCTGGCAGCAGCAGAAGCGATGCTCAAATCGGTCTTTGTTTTAATACGGCTTATGGAGCTTGTCCAGGATGGAACAGTTAATGTAAGCCCTGTGATCTCCGCATCAGGATCGAACTCCGGCATATCCTTTACCGAAGGAATACTCGGAGGAGCCGATGAGGAACCAGCATCCGTTGATGGCTGGATTTCTTTTCGTGTCATATGATACTGGACAAATGCCTGTTGGTTTTTATCAAGTCGTTGACTGAAACGAAGTATGTCAGCCTCATCCATTCGGGAGAGCTCCAGGAGATTTGCATGCGAAATTTTGTATCTGCCTGACAGGATCCTCGGTACGATTGACGGACACTTTTTGCCGATCTCAGTCATTGCCTTGGCATACAACGCATATTTTTCGACTGTCCCATGGGAGATGTGATTTTCACCCGCTATGCGCTTGGCGGTTTTAGATTTGGTTGCCGCCATAGCAGCAAGTTCGCTGGGGTTAAACTCCTCATACGGCAAAGAGGATTCTGAGTTGCTGTACTGATTATTCCCAAAGGGATTTTTGAGAGCATTTACAGTCTTTTCTGCTTCGTACTGCATGCCGATCAAATACTTTCGTGTTTCTTCGGTCAGATTCCTTCTGCCAAGCTGATTAGAGCAGATCCAGGCGATGACCTCTTCCCGACAGTCAAAAGACATTTCTACGACGGCAAACGGTATGCTGTGCCTGTTACAGATCTCATACCGATTATGTCCGTCGATGATTATCCCGTTCCAGGTAACAATGGGATCTCTGCATCCATCTGCAATGATGTTCTCTTCGAGCGTCAGATACTCAGCCTTAAACAAGGGCCTGATAAGGCACTTAAAGTCCTTATCGATCTGAAGCTTCCATAACTTTTTACCTTCCATGTTGTTATCTATCATTCCTCTATCGCCTCAATCGTCTTTAGCGGAAAAAGCGCAACGCCTCTTTCTTTGCAAACTCTTCCTGTCAAACGATATAGAGTCTTAGTATTCATTACCCCTGCTGTACTCAGAAGCAGCTGGGTAAACAGACGGCTATATATTTCTATCGAGTTATCAGAAGTCAGTTGACGCTTATTGATCTTGTGTGTCTGGTCGCCTGAATACGGATACTTCACAGAGCGAATTGCCACCATCGAATGGTCAGGACTGACTAGAAGCTGAACATAATTCGGATCACCGAGCAGGTGAAGGGTGGACTTGTGCAGCCTCATTCTGTATTTTTTCATATCTACGGATATGAATACGGCAGGAGAGTCGGAAAACTTCATTCTTTACCCTCCCAACTCACCGGATGTCAATCCTGGATATATGCTCTGCTGCGGTTCCTGCGGGGAAATAACAGCAGACACTTGTTCTTTCTTCTGAGCATCATCCTTGATGGCATAGATTGCGTAGCCATCAAAGATGTTGATTTGCATCGTCTTTCGATGCTCGTGAAGCGGTAATCCAAATTGGTTTTGCCATTCGGCTGGGAACACCGGAGTACGGGATGTCTTTAGTTTTGCTCCCTCAACAGCAGTTCTCTGATAGACCTCAGTTGCCGTCAGATCAAACACCAACATCGTAACCCCGTTAGCGCGGATCATCTTACCGAGGATCTTATACCGATGAACAGGATCCCACCCCATGAGTTCGAATATCTTGGCAAAGAATAGCGTACAGGTCACTTGCTTTGGCTTTCGCTTTCCCTTAGACATGCTGCACCAGGTAAACGAGTCTCTGGTTTCTTCCGGACAGGGAAGCAAGGCAAGTATTTTGGTTTCCTGGTTAATTAGAACCTGTACATGGTCAACATCAAGAAGCTTCTGCAAGCAAGCTGAGTTCACATAAAACTTCCTGTTGTTAAAACAGATGGAAGGCTCATGCAGGTGAGCAAAGAACTCACGCCGTACTACCTGAAAGTCATCCAGGCTGAAATCCTCACCCATGTCGAGAATTTCGTCTGAATTCAATTCATACAGTTCTTCTTTTTCTAAGATCGGAAGTACGGTTTCTGAAGCAGCCGCCTCGGCATCTATCCCTATCCGAGTCTGCGTTTGCAGACCAACATATTCATTCATGACGTACCTCCTGTGGTGTGATTGAGCGCAGTTCCTGCTTTATATAGCTTTGCAGCTCATCGAAACCGGTGACCGTTATCGGTTTTCCGGATTCAACAAGACGCCCTTTTAGATAAAGCTTCCAATCTTCCTCGCTCTGTGATTCCAATGCGGACATGGATCTCTCTTGCATATAGAATGGATCACCAAAGCCTTTGACCCATTCTTCAGGAATGGCCCTGATCCTTTTGCCGGACGACATCAGCGGTTGTACAGAAGACTCTCCCTCCGGTGCGATCTCTTTGGCAGGAAGGATATATGATTTGAAAAAGGCTTCTGAGTTTGCAGCATCAAAGATAAAAGCGAGTTCGCTATCTTTTTCATATAAAGACCCGATGATCCTATATTTGCAGTCTATATTCCATCCGAATATCTCGTAGAGCTTATCTCCAAATGCAGACGATGGAATGATCCTCGAGTGAAAGACGCCATTTTCCGGCTTTGATATCACGACACCATTTCGATTGGTTTTGTCTGCCGGCCGCACAGCGAATTTTCGCTCGATAGGGTTGATCAATAGTTCTACACGATTTTTCGCACTAAACTTCTTTACACAGGTTGCGTTGAAACGAATTCCCTGAGCCGAGAAAACTACCATGGGACGGTTACGTGCATCAAAGAGTTCTGACCGAGCGACCTCAAACCCTCTCAGATCAAAATCTCCCTCCTCCACATTGAAATGGAATACTTCACCTTGCTCTTCCATCTCAATGTCGGAGTCTTCGCTATCCGGATAGGCACTCTGAGATGCCCGATAATAGTCTGTAGTCTTAAAGCCAGCCCACCGAGGATTGACAGAAACATAGCCTCGGAGAATCCCAGAGTCGATCACTCTAAGCTCAGGCAGCACAGATTTATTTCCATACTTCGAGTTGTCGAGTAGCTTCTGTACTGCAATGAAATCGTCCCGACTTATGATGGCTTCGTGGTGGTTGTAATATCTGCTCTGAGGGCGCTCGCCCCGGTTCTTTTTCGAGAGATGGGTATGGAAATCCGGAGTGAATGTCTTCCTCGTCAGGACATCACCACAGTGCCGTTCGTTTCGAAGTATCTGTACGATACTGTTGGAAGTCCACTTAATATTGCCCAGATAAGATCGTCTGCCAAGGGCGATAAAGCAATCTGCGATCTGCTGTGTCGAGTACCCATACAGATACATGTAAAAGGCCAGCTTGACTGTCGGAGCTTCTTCCTGATTAACGACCAGATTTCCGTCCATGTCATGGGTGTATCCCAAAAGCTTCGGAGTAAGCGGAATGCCATTATCAAGTCGCATTCGCAAAGAGGTTTCCATGCTTCTGCTGCGGATATGTGATTCTTCCTCGGCCATAGCAGCCTGGAAGGTAAGCGCCATCTGGGACTCATCGTTCAGAGAGAAAATACACTCTGATTCGAAGAACACACCAACCGGAGGCTTCAGTTCCGCAAGCTCTCGCACCATGCCAATACATATCATCACATTACGCGCAAATCGTGAGATGCTTTTGGTGATGATGATATCGATCTTTCCGGCCCGACAATCGGCTATCATTTGGTTGAACTCATCTCTCTTACGCAGTGAGGTACCGCTGATGCCTTCGTCAGCATAGATTTTCACAAGCGTCCAATTGGGATGCCTGACCACAAAATCCTCGTAATACTTTTTCTGCAGCTCATAGGAGGTGGTCTGCCGCACATCATCCGTAGAAACACGGGCATAGATGCCGACCCGCTGGTTAACATCATTGTCGTAGAAGTCAATCGGCTTCTTGGCAGGTATGTATTCGTAATTATCCGGATCAAGCCGGCCCTTCATTCTACGGCGCTGTCGCTCTTTTTCCTGTTCCTTTTGTCGCCGTTTGTCCAGATCAATCATCTAATAAACCTCTTCTTTCTTCGTCACCCTCCGGAAGCAATTCCCAATCGGCACTCGGAAGAAAGTAGGTATCATGTAAATCTTCCTGGTAGTATGCGGCAAGAGTGAATAGATCTTCGGAAATAAAGTAAATTCCAATGGGCGGTTTCTGAGCTGCTAACAGCCTTGCACAAAGTGTGACCTCATGAACCTTTTTGGATACGTTCGATACCTTCTGCGTGATGATGAGGTCAACTTTACCATCGGTGCAATCGCACAGCAGCCTGCTCCACTCTGGAGCCGTTTCCATGTTCGGCGCGTTAGCGCCTTCATCGACATAGAAGTCAACCAACTCCCAATTGGGACAAAGCCCAATCGTATCGATGAACTGTTTCTTGTGATATGCCAAGTAGTTTTCGTATTTCGTTTGATTGAAGTACCGAATGTAGAC